ACAATGTTATCACCGGTCCTTATTTCAAAGCTTTGGGAAATTACATGAAAAGCCAATTACTTCCTTGTGTGAATTCAGAAAACATGGTCGAAGTAGGCGTGCTAACTCGCGTTAACCCACGTAGGTACGCTTACGCGTCTGGACTTGACGCCTTTGACCTTGGTTTCTGGTTTGATTATTGGAGTAGCGCTTTGAGTCCACCTAATGTTGATATTCCTTTACCTTCCGTGCGCGATCACCAAAGTAACCTCATATTTGATAGGGATTATGTTTTGGTCGCCATCGAGTCTGATGGTTCGAGGTTTGATGGTAGGAAAGCACGGGTGATCAAAGTTGTCAACAACACCTTTGCATCAGCGTTTTTCCTACCTCAGTACAGACAACTGTTAAACACCATGTCAGCTTTGGCTTTAGATGTTCATTTTAAAGTCAAGGAAGGTAGCTTAACCTTGGAGTGTAAAGTTGATGGCAAGCAACATTCCGGTGGAACTAACACCTCCACTGACAATTCGTGGACAACAGCTGGCATAATCGAGCATTGTTTCTCTAAACTCCAAAAACTTGAGCCCACCAAACCGATCTACGCTTCAGTCATTGTGTTAGGTGACGATTCGGCAGTCATTTGTTATCTGCCACGCCGTTTGGTTGGACTCATTGAGGAAGTCTTTGTTGAGGGCTACGCTGACCTTGGTCACGTTGGGGAAGTCATTGTGCATCCAGCACACAATTTGCGCCGACTGAGTTTTTGTAGTGGGTATTTCTATCCTGTTCTACATTTGAATCAACCAAGATCATTGTGGGCACCAAAAATTGGACGTGTATTGTCCAGATTGTCGTGGTGTAAAGATCCACAGGTGCGACCCGAAGATTTTGTTTATTCAGTTTTGCAGGGTTATAAGAATGTGTTTCCAGCCATACCCGTTTTGCGTTCATACTACTTTACTTTGGTAAAAATTTTACGTCGTAAGGGAGCTAAAATCATACAGTTACCCACTGAGTATGAACACAAGTTTACCACCAATGTCACTGGGTTGACTGTGGATCCATATGCGATGTTGACCTTTGACAGAGTTTTTGGCTACGAGGCGGGAACTAGCGTCAAGGCTGAATATTATATATCCAGCTTGAACGATTTTACGTTAATGTTGCATAGTTCCATCACCGAAATCGTGGACGTTGACTGCCCTTTGAAGAAGAAACTCGTCCCTGGTAGATTTTTGGTTGGCAAGCCGTTGGGTTTACCACGTGCTGGCATTTACGATGAGATTCGCAAGAACGCTATTGTTGCTTGGGAGAATTTGTGGAAGTCGTCGCGCAAGTTTTGGGGTTACTATGAGCGCGTTGATTACCTGGCTTTTATTAGAGGGTTAGCTTTTGGTAGTACCGGCCCCAGTTTTAATGGGCTACACGGGGGGGTTTTGAGTAGTATTCATAATAATATTGTAGAGTCATTTTTATCAACAATTAGAACTAAACCTGAGCCATCAATGATGCGTGAATCGTTGTTGCGATTTGCCACTGAGTGTTACCGATCATTGGATGCTGGGCGTTATACTTTTTATTACGGTGGAGAATACGCGCGTGCAACGTTTGAAACATCTCTGGGTTTGTTCCATGAGTTGTCATTGGGTTACATCAATTTGAATGGACTTCATATCAAATTGTTCAATTTGGCGTTGTTTCTTTGGTATTTGGGCCCACTAGGATTTTTGTATTTATTAAGTATTTATGTGCCCGGTGTAGCCCCTGCTCTAGGTGCCGCGCTTTACGAGGAATGGATTCGCGATTTTGAGAGTCCACATTTCCCTTGGTTCTCTATGACATTGACGTATCTGGAAACCATGAATTTGATTGCCGCTACGAATTCACAGAGTTTCACCGCCATGGGGTGTTGTTTTGTATATAAGTTTTTGACCCATATGGTGTTGTTACGTAGGGGAACGTTGCAATACAGGCGTAAGAAGCATTTTGTATTTAATTTTATTGCTACGATGCTTCTGAACCCTTATTTGATTGATGCATTCCCGCTCACCTTTCCTCCACCGGCTTTTGTTGA